TGGATTGGGAAATTGTTTCTTTCTTGCCTTCTTCGTCTTCCACTTCGACCTCGACAGTTTGGCCAACTGCCAAAACCTTGCCTGCCGAATCAAACATTTTCGGCGCGGCGTCACCTGCACGCTGATACCACGTGTAGATCTTGACGATATCACCAACCTTCACAGGTTTCTTTCGCATAGGCAACGAGGACATGCTCGATGGCTTTGGAAAGATGGCAACATCGAATCCATCTGGACACCACGCACCACATGGGGTGTTGGCAAGGGGATGTTTGGTGAGGAGTGCTGGTTTGTCCAATCCGCGGCCGTAATGAACTGTTAACGGCCCTTTGCAGTATCGGATCAAATGCTTGTTGGTGAGGAACACTTCGCCAATGGCAAAGCCATTGCCAATACCCTCCGCGTTGTGCATGTACGCGATTGATTCATCAGCATACGTAGTCACTGTCATCGGATGGGCTTCACTGAGGGCATGAACCTTGCGGACGATTTGTTTGCGGCTCTGAGTGGCACGCTTCGAGTCCTCCTTCTTTTCAGCAGGTTTCTCCTCCTTGGTGTGGCGGAATTTGCAGTCCTGGCGCTCACAGTTTTCACCATCACGGCACTCTTTCGTCGTGAGGAACTTCTGGTAGCACTCTTCGCAGCGAACTGCAGCCTTCCCTTTGTTCTTGCCAGCTTTGATAATGTGAGGCGCGAAGGGCTTCTTGCAATTTTTGCACTTCACCTTTTGAGTCTCTTTAGGGTCAATATTCAGAATCGCCTTCTCGTGCGTCGTCATTTTGCCCTCCTTCTTGAGTTGCTCAACGCGCTCAACATTTTCTTCCTCTGCAGTTTTGCGCTTCTTCTCGTTTGCACTGCGAGCCTTGTTGTGCTTCTTGCACAGAATGTACGGGCCGTTGACTTTCTCACCGCAACGTTTGCCGCCTTCTTCGTGCGCACATCCTTTCTTCAGCTCTTCAGCAGCAGACTGCGAGAGGCCGGTCAAGTCGATCTCATCCTTGGCCTTGCCCGGAACTGGCATGGCCTGACCTGTGCGGGTCAAGTCGACGAGGCCAAGAGCATTCTTCTGCTCCTGGCTCATGCGCGCACGCGCTTGATACTCGTCGATTTGATGCTGCGGAATCGGGTGGCAGCCGGCATGGTGGAAGCAGTGGTGACCGCCACAAATAACGCCACAGTCTTTGCGCCAGTCAGAGACCAGAACGCGACCATCGAAGCGATACGGGCAATCCGCTGCATGAAAGCAGCC